ACGATGTGGACTTCGGCTGCGATCGCCGAGGCGACGCTCGTGGCCGGTGCTCAGCTTGCCAATATCGACGTTCCGAGGGTAGTGCCGGGTCAGGTCCTGCCTCGCTACCTCAAGCTGAACTTCATCTCTGTCGGCACTCATTCGGCTGGCGCGATTGAATGTCAGATCGTGCTGAACCTCGACAATCAGGTTGTTGGCACTGGTGGTGTCTACTCCGGCTATCCCGCTGGACTTGTGGTCGCCAACTAAAAGGAACCCTGCCATGATTCGCAAGCTTATCCTTGGAACCTTGGCGGGGCCCGCCTTCACCGGCGCAGCCCTTGCTCAGGCAGTAAACGTTGTCCCTCAGGTTGGGATGATTACGGAAATCGTCCGCCGACCCACCTACACGGCGTCGTCGGTTGGCCTTGTCCCTGCCGCTTCGGCCACGGACATTTTCTGCATCAACGCCAGTTCCTCGAAGACGGTCACGGTTCGCCGCGTAGTTATCGGCGGCACTGCGGGCACGGCAATCACCACGCCGTTCCTTTTGTATCGTCGCGTCTCACAGGACACTGGTGGCACAGCCGCGACGAGCCATGCTCTTCCGGTTGCGGTTCCGCATATCTCCAGTGACTCCGCTGCGACTGCAACCCTGACCGCCTACACCGCCAACCCAACGATCGTCGATTCCTCGCCGTCGCTTATGGGGGCGTTGCTGGTTGACCTTCCCGTCACCACGGCCGCTGGTGGCAGGGTCGATGTAGAGCGGACCTATGGCACCGGCAATGACATGTTCAGCAAGGGCCTCGACCTTCTCAAAGGTTCCAGCCAGCAGCTGTGTGTTAACCTCAATGGCGTCAGCGTCTCGTCTGGCGTTCTTGCAATCACCATGGAATGGCAGGAGAACTGACATGGCGAGATGGAAGCTGATGACTTCCCACTACCTTAACGTCGAAGGTGAGTCGTGGGAATACACTGAGAATGATCGGCAGACTGGGCGCCCAAAGCGTGTTCAGTTTCCGGTTCCGCGCCTTCTCGATATCCGCGATCCGAGTTGCTGGACCAATCGCTGGGGCAACAAGGACAATGAAGATGGCGAAATCATTGTTTGCCATTCGGGTAAGGGCGAGAAAAACGATATCGTCTTCATTGGCGATCCGACGCCGGACATGCTCCCGGTTGATGACGAGGCCAAGGCTATCTCTGCGACCTTTGAGAAGAAATGGCGGGCGAAGCCTGAGAACATGGCGGGCGATTATTCTCAGTCGCTGATCGACAAGTTTCAGGCGGATATGGACGAACTTCGCTCGAAGCCTGCCGAAGTCCCGGGCCTTGCGGACCTTGTTTCGGTAATCGGCAAGCTCGTTGAATCCAACCAGAAGATCGAGCGGAGAGCCTGATCATGGGTCTTATCACCACAACCCCCGGCGGCGCACTAGCATACAATGGGGCTAGTGGCGGTAAAATCTATGGATACAATAACATTAGCGAAAGTGGGCTTGTACAGGTTGCTGCTGCAAACACCAGCCGCGTCAAGCTCACTTTCCACAATCCCGGGACGAATGATATTTTCATCGCCCCAGTTCAAATCCAAACCACCGGCTCGAACGTTGCTTTCAGCCCTAGTAATGCAGCCCTTGGAGGCTGCATTCGTGTCTATGGCAATGGCGGGCAATACACCATCGAAGGTGAATGCCAAGGTGCCTATCAAGCGTTTGCGATTACCGGCGCGGGCACGACCAATCCTCTAACTGTGATCGACACCAATGTTTAGGATTGTCCTTCTCCTTCTGGCGCTTGCCTTCTCTGCTGCCCCCGCGGCTGCACAGAACACGACCTGCGCCAATAAGCCCGCTGCCGATAACTCCAACGCATGCGCCAATACGCGGTATGTTACCACCGCGATCACTAACGCGTATCCAAATGTTTGGCTTAAGTCTGTTATGGGCTCGGGCCAGAATGCGACCGCCAATAGTTTCAGCGCCGCCAATCAAGCCATGTGGATGGTAGGCTCGCTGACTGGTAATGGTAACGGTCCATATTCTATTATCAGCGTTGCTGACACGGCGACGAACACGACGCCAAGCGGCTTCATTCGCGGCCTGTGGGTCGCGCACAACGTTGGCGCAAGTGCTGGCGAGGGTAGCCGTGCAGCGTTCGCCCCGATACTCACCATCGCCAATCCACTACCCTGCACAACTGGCGCATCTTGTTTTCATATCGCCGCTTCCCCACAAACATATATTACAGCCAATCTTGGCGGAACTTTAGGCACTCCGCGAGGGGCAGTTTATGGTGCTGGAGCGATTGCTCAGCTAGGCAGCGGTGCAACTAATATTCTTGGTGTAGTCGGTCAAGAAACAAACGTTTCAGTTCAGTCTGGGGCGAGTGTTGCTTATAAATCTATTGCGTCATTCATTAGTGTGAATAGCGATGCTGTGGGCGGCACTGTCAGCAACTCTATGATTGAGTTTACTGCGGACAATACTACCACTTATAAATGGCCCCGCGGTATTACTTTTGGCCGCGCTGATTCTACTTGGCCTTTTGATTCTACTTCAACATTTATTACAACTACCGCTCCCGGATCAGGAACTCGAGTTGGAAATTGGTTTCTTGATGGGACCAATGTAACTTACACATCTGGATTTATTCGTTCACCCGGGTTTTCCATTGGACCTTCTGGCGCAGCTACAGTCGCTAGTCTTACTTCGTCTGGCGCAGTTTCTGGCACAACTGGAACCTTCACCGGAGCGCTTGGCGCCAGCACCATTACCTCTTCTGGAGCGGCTGGTGGACTTGTTGTAACATCTCGATCCGGATCGGGTAATGGCTTCCAATGGTACAATGCCTCTGGCGCTGATATTCGCCTTTCAAATGGCGCAGACCTCGTCACGATGGATGGGTCTGGGAATATCACCACCGGGGCAAATGTCACCAATCTTCATAACTATACAACAATCTCAGTCCCAACGCCGTCGGCTTGTGGAACCTCTCCTTCTGTCGATGCAGGCTCAACCAACCACGCGGGCAAAGTCACTTTTGGCTCTGCCACAACTGCGTGCACTTTGACCTTCGCTAGTGCTTACGCAACCAACGCTTTCTGTACCATAACCCCAGCCGCACAACCTGCGGCAGTTGCAAACATTCCCTATATCTCGGCCCAGTCAAAAACTGCCTTCACCATCTCCGGCGGGACTGCTTCGGCCAGTTATTACTACACCTGCGGAGGTAACTAATATCCAAGTGTTGGAGTCCACTCAAGCAGTAGGAGGTCTATATGAAACAGGGTTCTGGCAATTCATCGCGAGGCGATACTAAGGTCGAGCCTCGTAGCTATGGCGTGAATGTCGGTTATGTCTCTGGCATCGGCCTGCAACAGGTTCAGTCGAATCCTCCGGCTATGTATTCTGGCCGCGGATATGAGGCCCCCAAGGCCACAACTACCATCCACAAATCTGGCTCTCAGCGAGGTTAAAATGACAAAGCTCGGTACACATGACGGCGGCAAGCCCGAAAAGAAGGACCTGCCTTATGACCCACCAGTCGGCCCGACGACACAGACCCGGCAGGGTCCGGGACTTGGCGGCACCAATCATGGAAATTCTGGAACACAAGGAAAGCGATAATGGACGAAGATTTCAAATCCGAACTCGAATGGGCCGAAGAGAAACTCGGCGAGCTTGTAACATTTACGCAGGGCGCGGATTTCAAGAAGCTCTCCGCCGAGGATCAGGACCTGATCGTACAGCAGGCGAGTGCCCTGAATACGTATAAGGACGTTGTCTCTGCCCGGGCCGAGAAAGCGAAGAAATGACCACACCCACCGATATCGCCAACCGCGCACTACAAGTCATCGGCACTCGCACCACTGTGACGGACGGTGAGCTTGCAAATAATTCCACCAATGAAGCAATTCAGATTAACCTTGCCTATGACACAGTTCGTAAGCGGCTGATCCGGATGGCTCCGTGGAATTGTGTGTTGCGGACGGCGAATCTGGTGTATATCACGTCCCTTCCCGGCACTCCCGAGAATACGTCAACCTCGCAAGTCGGACAGCCTTGGGTTCCCGGCTTGCCCTCCCCACCATGGACTTATGAATATCAATACCCGGTAGATTGTATCTACGCGGCGTGGATTCCGCCAATGAGCCAAGTGGGCTTTGGCGTTGGCATCCCCGCAGGCCCGCCAGTTAAGTTCGCGGTTCAGACCGACACCTTCCGGCCAGTAACCGCGGCTGCTGTTGTGGCTGGCGGAACTGGATATGCAGTTGGTGATATCATCACCCTCCCCGGAATCCAGCAAGGCCAATCGCCAATCGGCGCGCCAGTACAGCTTCGGGTTGAAACCCTTTCTGGTTCGGCTGTGGCTACAGTTTCGATTGTGAATCAAGTGTTGGGTTCGGCCTCACCAAAAGGTGGCAGCTATTTCTCTCCGCAGACCAATCCCCAGCCTCAAGATTCAACTGACGGTAGCGGATCGGGAGCGACCTTTAACCTAACCTATGGCGCAGCCTCTCCACAGCGAGTGATCTTGACCGACCAGCCCAGCGCCAGCCTTGTCTACTGCCGTGACGTTACTGATATCAACGTGATGGATGATAGCTTCCAAGAGGCTCTGGCGAAGGTCCTTGGCGCTACAATCTGCATTCCGCTCTCTGGTGATAAGAACCTCGCCAAGCTTGCGATCGAAAGCGCCAATCATGCAATCGCCGAGGCCCGTGGAGATGATGGCAACGAGGGCCTGACTGTCAACGACGTAACCCCGGATTGGATCAGGGTCCGCGGATTTGATGTGCTTGATATCTATACTCAGAATGGCTGGTCGTTTAACTGGGGCCCGGTTTGGCCCGTTGCTCTATAAGAGGGCCCGATGCCTCATCTCGTTGCACAAGCCAGCTTCAATTCCGGCGAATGGTCCCCGAATCTCTATGCCCGCGTAGACCTTGCCAAGTATAAAGCTGGCGCGGCGCTACTTGAGAATTTCTTTGTGGATTATCGTGGTGGCGCCAGCACCAGAGTTGGCACCAAATACATTCTTCAAGCATATAAATCCGCAACACCGGTCCGACTTATCTCCTTCCAAGCCAGCTTCACCGTTGGTTATGTGCTTGAATTTGGCGATGGTTATATCCGCTTCTACTACCGCGGATCGCCAATCATAGAAACAGGCGTTGCCATAACCGCAGCAACTAAAGCCAATCCCTGTGTTCTGACCATCCCCGGCCATACCTATTCCGTCGGCGAATGGATTTATGTCCAAGACGTCGGCGGAATGACCCAACTTAATGAAAAATATTTCATTGTCTCCGCGGTGGCAGGCAACAACGTCACCATTGCTGGGTTGAATGGAACCAATATTAATTCAACTGGATATAGCACCTATACCTCTGGCGGGACAGCCAGCCGAGTCTATACCTTGGCCTCGCCATATACCAGCAGCGATGACCTTCGACTGATTAAATTTGCGCAGTCAGTTAATCAAATGGTCCTGTGCCACCCGAATCACTCGCCATATGTCCTGACCCTGATCGCTGCAACCAACTGGACACTGGTTCCAATTGTGATTGGCGCGACTATTTCCGCTCCAGGAACTCCCACAGTCAGCGGATCATTTGTTTACTTCCCTGGTGCTACTCCGACGAACTATTCCTATGGTGTAACTTCAATCGGCACCAACGGACAAGAGTCATCTATGTCGCCAGCGGGTGCGCTTTATTCCTACGACATGCGCACGGTTACAGGGACTGTCAAGGTAACTTGGACGGCGGTTCAAGGTGCTGTTGCATATAACGTCTATAAGACCCAAGTCTCGTATTTTGGTGTCCTGCCTGTCGGCGTTCAATACGGATTCGTTGGCACCTGCAAAGACGTTAACTTTATCGATTCAAACATCTCCGCGGACTTCACCCAAACCCCGCCAATATCTAAAAATCCATTCGTTGGTTCTGGCATTGATCACGTTACTGTAACTTCCCCCGGAACTTACACTACCGTACCAACGGTGTCCTTCGGTGGATCGCCAACAATCGCTGCGACTGCTATCGCGGTTTTGCAGGTTCAGGGTCTGCCGACAATCTCGGCTGGCGGCGCTGGCTTTGCCATTGGCGATACCGTTAACTTCGGTAGCAGCCTTGTTATGCTAGTAACCAACGTGGCTGCTGGGGCTATCACCGCATGGTCTGTGCAATCGGCTGGATATATCTCCTCAGGTTCTGTTCCTGCCAACCCATTCAACCAAATCTCAACTTCTGGCAGCGGTACCGGCGCGCAAATCTCTGCGACTTGGGGTGTGGGTCAGGTGGTTGTGACTGGCGCAGGTGCTGGCTTTGGGTCTGCTCCGAGTGTGATCTTTTCCTCTGGCGCAGCGGCGGCTACTGCCTATCTCGGCGCAACATCAAATGGCGTTCCCACTGTCCCGGGATTTGTTCAGCAGAGGTTGTTCCTCGGTGGGCTTCTTGGTGCTCCCCAGACTTTCTATCTCTCGCGGCCGGGATCGTATTTCAACTTTGATATCTCCCAGCCAACTCGGGCGGATGATTCAATCTCAGCAACGCTTGTTTCTGGGACTTTGAACAACATCAAATCTGTCGTCCCCTCCAATTCAGGCATGCTTGTCCTAACCGACAAAGCCTCTTGGGTTGTGAATGGTGGCACAGCTGGTGCAGCGTTGACTCCGTCTTCGATTGTTGCCAATCCGCAGAGCTTTGTTGGGGCCAGTGACGTCCCGCCGATTGTGGCGAACTATGATATTCTTTATGTACAGTCCAAAGGCTCTGCGATTCGTGACCTTGCCTTTAACATCTATTTCAATACATTCACCGGAACAGATATCTCGACCATCGCCAGTCATCTGTTCTATAGCTATACCATCGATGAATGGTGCTGGGCCGAGCAGCCTTTTTATAACGTCAATGCCATCCGCAATGACGGGACCCTGCTTATCTTGACCTTCCTTAAAGAGCAGGAGTTTGTCGGTTGGTCACATTACATCACGAATGGGGCGTTTAATTCTGTTGCCTCAGTGACCGAACCCACCGATCATGCCGGAACTGTTGATGCAGTTTACACTGTAGTCGAACGCATCATCAACGGAAACTCAGTTCAATACATCGAGCGATTTGCTGAGCGCGCCTTCCCTCAAGGTGTAGAGGACGCTTGGTGCGTAGACGCTGGCCTTGGTTATGAAGGTTCGCCCGCGACCAACTTCACCGGGGCTGATCATCTAGCCGGGATGACCGTAACTGGCCTTGCCGATGGCGCTGTGATCACACC